ATCTTTCTAACTTTGGAACTTCTATCGGTTTGTGTATAAACATTTTATTTGGCCCTGATCTTGGTGTAATTGTAGCATGGTCCCCTGGATTTGTCAAGAGGGTTCTGAGAATAATCCAAGATTGTGTTTTGCGACAATGTACTCTTTAACGAGGTTGCTCCTTACAATGTCATCGATACCAAAATTAATCGTCTCAAAAGACTCCATTTGTCCAAGAATTTTCAAGAACAATGCGGCCCCGTCTTTTTCTGATTTTTTTATAAGATCCGACTGGGCGATGTCACCACTGAAATGGATCTTACTGTCTACACCGACTCGTGTAATTATACTTTCTAATTCATGATAAGATAAATTTTGAAATTCATCCACAATTATAACGGCCTCGTCAATTGTCATCCCACGAATAAAACTCGTTGGCATAAAATAAAAACTCTTCTGGGCCTTTAGGTTCCCATAAAGCATCTCATACTTTTCGTCAGAATTAAAATCGAAAAGATTTTTGATCATATACTTATAAGGTACTTCAAATTCTGCAATTTTTTCGGAAATTGATCCAGGAAGAAATCCAATGTCGCGTGTTGCAACGGTGGATCTGACGACAATTACCCTTTTATAAGGAGTCGAGGGATCCAGGACTTCTTCTAGGGCCTTGTAAATTAACGAAAGGCTCTTGCCGGTTCCGGGGTATCCATGGGCCACGATGTTTTTGCCCTCATCATAGGCCGCGAAAAGTTTTTCTTGATTTTCTGTTAATGGTTGAAGTTCGACTAAGTGATCAAGGGTTATTAGTGGTGACTGGGATTTTTTCTTGTTTAGCGGGATATTTGCTTGTTGCCTGGATTTACGCGTTGCTCGTGATCTGGTCATAAAGTATCCATTTTAGCATTCATGCCGCCTGATTTTTTTGCCTTCTTTAAAATATGATTGAATGATGGATGTTTTTTATTCAGGACATCTTTCCATTCTCCAACTTCACCCAAACTTGCACATCCCATTTCCCAGTTTCGCTGAAAATCGGGATTCTCTTCTTTCCATTTTTCCCACTCCGCAATAGTCATACTGAGTTCTTTTGTCTCACCTGTGTTTTTGTTAATTACTGGATATAAGGGCATCATCAATCCTCCAAAGTTATACTAGGTGCGTCTTCGCATTCGACGCAATCAACGCACTCGTCCATTTCTGGATTATCGGCCAGAAATTCTGAAAGTTCTTCTTCGGTCAGAAAAATCTTAAAAACATGACCAGTCTCATGGTCTTTTATACAATAGGATTTCATAAGGTTTAAATTAAAATTGGGCAGATGTGATTTTATATATTTTACCATCCAACTCAATACGAGTATCCCTATCTACTAGCGCCTTTTGAAGCTGTTTACTCGCAACAGGATCTGCAAGAATTTTACGCATTATAGGCGAAAGAGGTAGTTTCATAAATTTTATGGGGCTAGTTTACCTTTATGTAGGCGTTTTTCTTCGTAATATTTCCAGACATTAGGAGCCCATTTCTCAAGAAGAGGCGCCATTTGGGCACAAAGAGCTTGAATTTCTAGTTGGGCGTCCATTTTTGCCCTAAGGTCCATAAAATGCAGAACAGACCTAAGGTTAAAGGATACTACAAAGTTTTGACGAATTGCTTGTGGGAGATAATCTCTGATGTGTTCCTCGGCCATTCCTTGTTCATAATAATCGGCGTATTCTACACACTCATCAAAAATACGTTTTAATTTACGTTGACGATGTTCTTCGGTCCAATCATATTTTTTGCCTTGGCGATTTGTATAATAACCAGCAGGGCGTACATAAAAAACGTCCTCAACAGGAAGTTCCCCTTTGGCAACTTTAACAACTCTATTGCCCGTATAACGATTCGATTGACAATCCCAAGAATTACCGATTCGATGAGTTCTTCCCTGCACCATTACACTGTGAACATAACCAGAAACAGAAAATGTGATTGCCGGATGTTCTATACAATTTCCAGAGACAATAGGCCTACGATTTTTCCTTACAAGCAATGCCCCAGTGCTAACCGTAGCACAATAAACTTTTCCAGTATAAGAAATTAATTTTTCTGTTCCTTTAGTTCTTCCTCTTTGATGAACCTCAAATCTGGCAATTGGATCTAAACTTGAAACATGTAATCTCCAGCAAGGTTTATGATTTTCGTGCCCTTCTCCTACATTTGGATGATTTAAAGTTACTGTTGCCGACATACCATTAAGATGACAAGCGGCCTGAACTAATTCTAGGGCTTCAAGATTTGTTGAATCATATGCCCAGGTTTTATTTTTTAAAGTCCCATCACTATTTTTAAGTCCGTCTAAAAAGGCGTCGAAAAGATATTTCGGTAACTTAAGAATAAAGTTAGGGCAAATTTTTTCATCAGTATTAGAGAAATTTTTAGAAATCCAGGTAGCAGTTTCACCTAGATCAATTGTAAATCTATCATCTTTCATTTCTCTTACTTCAAAACCTAATGATTTTAGGTATGCAATTTTTCTATGTCTCCTTAGTCTAAATTGTAAACACCTAGGTTGTTTGTTTTTACTACGGACTCCATCCCCAAAAAAGAATCCGGCTAATTTGAATATACTCACAAGATCATAATCTGTGGGACAGTCTATTGGAATTTTTCTGTCTTCATCACATAATTCCCCGGCCAGCCTATAGATTACTGGTTTACCGGCTAGTGAAGCCGCAGTTGAAAACCTCCAATTTTTATTCGTTCTCGATGAATAAACCATACGATGGTCTTGAGTAACCGCCAATGAGATTTTCTGGGATTCAATAGAATAAAGTTTATCGCCGGGTAGAAAGTCATATTTTTGCAGAGCCTCTGGATATTCAAATCTAATAGATCCAGTTTCTATATCCACTGCGGCTAATTTATCACTATAACCTACATCGGGCCATAGTTTCCATCCATTTTCTGTCATAACCTCAGTGTCTTCACTGTAGCATCCATAATGACCCTTATCATTAGCCAAAAGAGTTTCTACAATCCACTTTCCACACTTGTCAGGAGAAGGAATCTGTTGTTCATGAATAGGTGTTTCAGAATAATCGCACTTTGCCGCCTGGTATATAACCTGCTCGGGGATAGGATAGCACTGAAGAACCACAGTCTGTAAACGTGGATCTAATTCAAGAAGATCGGCTGCTTTTACTGGTCTCATAATCAATTTTCTTTACGTAGTTTTTTGAGTTTTTTAAATTCTTCTTTAATCATTTTATACGCCTCATCAGATGACAATTTATCGCCCATCTCTAGGCCAACAATAATTTCTACTCTATCAGAAAAGTTTCCTAGTCCTTTTTCAAAATCAGTTAAATCATACATCGATATTTCTCCATTTTACAGAAACATTTGGTAAATAATCATCAGGGTCTTCATAATACTCAGGTTCTTCATAATCATCTTTGGTTATAAGATCCCGAATATCAATAACATTTTTATTTTCAATCGGTAAAACTTCTTCATCAATAACTTCTAATTTTAATTGCTCAAGAAGAAGTTCTATATTTTTAATAATCAGTTTTATTCTTTCATTTTTCATCGGGGGATAAACTCCAAATTATAACTTTCTGGATGCAACTCCTGGATTATTTTATGGCATCCAATCACTGGATCAACCTCACTACATGTAAAAACATCCGCATAGGCTTCACCCTTTTCGGGAACAGTATGAATTGAAATGTGTGACTCGGCTAAAAGTAAAATAATTGTTACTCCCTGTGGTTCAAATTTATGATAAGATTTTTGTAAGATAGTAGCATTACAAAGAAGAGCCGAATCTGTAAGCAATCTCAAAAGAAACTCTAAATTATCTAGAAGTTCAAACTTGCACCCATACAGGTTTAAAATGTAGTGTTTTCCCATCATTCAACAGGAGGGTCAGCCTCGGCTTCTTTGATTAGATTGGTAATATATGTCTCAGTTTCATCCATGACCTGAATCTGATAAAGATTTGATTTCATAATTTTTTTTGCTTTTTTATATTTTTTAATGATATTGTTTATTTCTTGTTTATTTATTGAAAGTCTAAATTTATCGCTTTCACCAAAACCTATTGTCATCAGGAGTTCCTCTTTTTCTTTTCTTTTTTGTCCTGTTCTCCCCATAATTTAGGGTTAACATTACCATAACCAAAACGAATATCTTTTACATTTCGGAATTTGTCATAATACAAATCAAATAAATTAGAACGCTTACTGCATCTACATACATCCATAGAAACAATTCCATCAGAATTCTCATAAAAGACTAGATATGCATCTTTAGGAAGACTTTTATCTTTAGCCTGGGCCATCGTTGCATTAGAAAAAAGAAGCTGGCAATTATATTGTTTAGGTAAAGATAATTTTTCTTCTTCAGACCACATCACGACCGACCTCCCCACCTAATAAATGGGTATGCTTCTTTAATTAGATCAAAAGATAGTTTGTAGCGATCAGTGAGTTTTTTGTCTTTTACAAGACACATAATTTCGGCTTCTTTGGGATGAAGTCCCTCAAGCATTTGAATAAAAATAGTTTCCCTACGAATAGAACTTAATGTATTGTCCCCACCCTTAATGAAGTAATGGAACTTTGTGTATTCGTTTCTAAGTGTTGTTTTTAGATTGCCGCCAACAGCATCAACCATCTTATCGTCAATCTGTTTTTTAATCGCTTCTGAAAGGGAATCATTTCCCGGTGCAATATCGGGATTACTTGAATATGGAACATCTCCTTCTGGGATGATAGTAATCACTGAATCATCATAATTCCAGATAAAAAGACTAATCAGAGCATCATTTTGATACTTTTGAAGAACTTCAATTTTTTTAGCATTGGTTCTTTGGGAACACGCAAGCTCTAGAATTTCATGCTGAAACGGGTTAGGTGGTAATTCAACTTGTTTCGCCGTAGTCCTCGGCTTCTTCACCACAGTCTGTGTCATCGTAATAATCCTCCTCAATGTTTAATTTAGGTGTAAATCTCAGTGCAATAATTTCGTCTGGAATAATATTACCAGAACTATCTAGAAATTCGGGATGTATGAATGGTGGCTCTTCTTCTTTCTTATTAACATAAAAAGAGGCAATCCACCCAACAATCGCCCCGACTACAAAAAGCAATAATACTAAAATTACGCTAATGAAAATTGCTATCGCGTACATTTGTGTTCTCCTTAGATTTAGTTCCGGTTAAACTTACAGAAAACTGAAATCTCTTAGAAAACAAAGAAACAGATTTCTGTAAACTAAAATTAAAAATCGGTTCCTCCTTGTTATTATCGCTTTTTGAATCAAGCATCCAATTGAATCCTCGATTGCTTGTATTATTTAGGTTTGCGTCTACGTTTTTTTGCATTCTTTTCTTTAATGTATTCATCGCAGTCTGAAATGAATCCAAGAATATAATTCATAATCTTTCTGGCTTCTGGTTTTGAAAGATGTCCATATGCTTCTCTGAGTTGTTTGGCTTCATCAGTCTGACCACCTTCAATATACAATCTCAAATCTTCTGCAGTAGTTTTTATATTAATTGCTGTATTACTAGCCTTAAATTCTTGGGCATCAATTCGCCTTGCATTTATGGTCTTAAGATAAGAAAAAAAGTTCATGACAAATCTTTTTTCTTTAAAGGCCATATCTATGGCCATTTCAATATCACAAAAAACTTGATCCATTAAACCAATTTATTTTCTTTTAAATACTTCACTGTATCAACGCATCCACCTAGTCGCTTATCGTTAAGGATAACTTGAGGGAAAGTAGATCCTAGTCCAAATTCATCAATAAATTGCTGTCTGGTAAAATCTTCATCAAGATTATACACTACATGTTCAAAGTTGTATGAGTGCATAATTGCCTTAATTTTTTCACAATATGGACAACCAGTTTTAGAATAGATAGTAAATTTCACCCGTTTTGTTGCCTCCCTGCTTCTAAACGTCTTAATCTTTGCTCGGCTTCCCTTTTTTCTCGCTCATTTTCTCGGTCCACTCTTTCTTGCTCTAGCTGAGCAGCACGTTCCTCTCTTTCTTGTTTAGCTGTTAATGCTCTATCTTCCAAATCTTTCCTTTGCTTTTCTCTGGCCGCTAACTGCCTATCTAAAACACTAGAAGTTTGTTCTAAAAACTGGCTATACGTTTTCATCTCTAACAGTATTTTTGACTATTTAGAAATTTGTTGGCTCTAAAAATATCTCACCGGCTCCTTTACCAGAAAGAGTTCTTACAAGCAATTCCGAAAAACGCTCCATTTTATTGTAATGAACGGATGACACGTTGTCGTTAATGGCCCTCTTTAGGGCAGTAAGTTCTTCTTGCTCAGAATCGGTAAGATAATTGTTCATCAAAAAAATCCCCTAAAAATGTCGTTGCCGCCTTGTTTTTTAATAAAATTTTCTACCTGATCATTAATTTTATCCACTTTAATCAAATAATCAAGTTGAGAAATGATCTTAGAAATTGCATTAAGAGTTCCGGGGTTTTCATTTTTGGAGGCCCAGTACAAAGAATCCCTGAGAATTCCTTCGGCTTCCTTCAATTTGTCTTCAACTTTTTCACTTAGAGCCATTATTTCGTTCTCCTGTTTTTTGAATGTTTACTTGGTTTTTCTTAAGTCTGTTTCTTGTTATATATGTTTGTAAATGTTCTTTACACATAAAATAACAAACTTTTTCAATTCCCCTATCATTATGTAGTAATGTTATAGGAAACATTTCATGAAATGGAGGAATATCTAAATTCATTTCCTCCTCTTTGAGTTTAGTTTTTCTTTTCATTGAAATTACTTTTAAAATATTCGTTGTACCGAATAAATCTTGTGACAGAGGGAGTTACTCCTAAAGAATAACAACATTCACAGTAACTCAAAAACTCATACCATGGAGTAGTAGAATCTAGTCTATTCACAAGTAATATCAGAATGATACACCGAATCTTCTACATGTCTACAAAGTAATGCAGAAGCAAATTCAATGAAATAATCTAAATTAGACTGAATCTGATCCGGGTCACCTGAAAAGTTATTTGTCATTTTAGAAATCATTTCTTCTGTTGGAACTCGCGCCATGAGTAGCGTTAGGACAGCAATTAAATAGCACGCACTCCAATGCCCCGGTGAGACATTGGACATTGCCAAAATAGTCTCAAACGTATTGGGCAAATCATCAATCTTTTCTTCGTCCGCAGTATAAAAGGCTATTGCAGTCATACCACATGTCCAGATCATTTCAAATAAAAAGAAATTTTGTGTATCCGAATCCATCAACATAATTTCGTCTCTATTAGGAATTTCTCCTTTCCGTAAACATTCAAATATTGCTTCTGGAATATTGTCCAGTTCATAATCTTCCGGTATAGATTTTCCAAGATCATGTCTTTCCATAAGACACTGTAGAAATTCTATAGTAAAATCAGCAGACTCCTGACCATCTTTTTTTATATCATTAATCCTTGTTTGCAAGGAAGATAGATCAAATTTGTCATCCATAATCATTTAGAATCGTTTAGTTTTTGGTGGAGTTCTTTTGAAATTTTTTCATATTTCTTTTTCATAATAAAGTTAGTAATTGGGTTTTTAGGGTGCAGTCGGATCATCCAAATATACCGGTCGATAGTTAATTTGACTACCTTAAGAACCAAAAGAAAATAATCTGCCACATTTTTATCAATTAACATCATTGCAGCCAAGATGCAAAAAATAAAAAACAGACTGAAGTAATAAGAATTTATAAACATTAGTTTGGGCTCATATTATTTTTGATTCTTTTGGAACTTGGTTTTATTTTAGCAGGTGAATTCCGGGATTTGGTTTCTTGTGTGACAGTCGTTAAACTGTCCTGATGAACTTTGATAAACTTCCTACATTGAGGAATTGTTTTGAACACTTCTAGCTGTTGGCCACGATAAACAACCATCCATTGTTTTTTCCCAAACTTAAAAACCCCATAATTTCCACAATCAGAAATGAAGCCACCCATTATTTTTAATCTAGTTGTCTTATTTAGAAAGAAAGGGGCCTTGTGGCCCCTAAAAGTTAATGGGTTTCAGACAGATTATTGAAAATTGCTCCGAGCATATTATTAGAATGATTTATTTTTAATTATCAGGTTTAATTATCAGGTTTAATTATAGTATAACCTAATCCAGTTAAGTAGTCTATGGCGTTTTGTTCAGTTCCTCCCCAAACTATATTACTCATATTTTCTTGTCTAGTTACCCATCTAAGATTTTCAACTCGATTATCGTGTCTTACTCTATTAATATGGTCAACTTGTTCTTTTCCTTCTGGATTTGGTATAAAAGCTTCCGCTATGTATCGGTGAATAGCAACTTGACCTCTAGATCCGTGATTAAACACCATATATCCCTTATGATGTTTATATCCAACTTGTTTACAATGCTTTTTTCTTTCCACCCACACAGTACCATCTGGTCTGGGATGGTATATACAAGCATTTTTTCTTGGTCCACCACCCCTATTTGTTCCTTTTGGATTTCCAGTTCCCATTATTTTACCAAATAACTACCTATATTTATAATATACAGGTATTTGGTAATCAAAAGATTCCCGGAATAATCTGGCCACTAACCAAATAAGCCCCGAGCGCAGCTACCAGTGCAATTGTCGCCAGCCTACAATTGACTAATTCTGCGAATTGTGTAAAACCAAATTTGTTCATTTTAATTTTTCCAATAATGAAGGTGAACGTTTATGGGCACCGACCTGATGGATACGCTTTCTGCAGCGGGAGGCGTCGGTTATTTAAATCTGAGCCAGCACCTGGCAAGATCCCGGTTATTTATCAGAACCTGAAAGTTGTCTGAATTACACCACCGACCTCAGAGGCATTACCTCGCTGGCCAGCATCATTACTCACATAAAATACAGAAGGAGTAATGCTGATATTATCGGTAACTTGATACTTATAGAAGAACTCAAGCATCAAGGCATCAGAGTCAAGACTCTCTGCATTTGCAGGTTGACCAACAGCAACACCAGCAGCGTTGCCAGCAACAAAAGCATCAGTCCACTGTAGACCAACAAACCAAGACTGGGAATCAGTCGCATCAGTAGTACCGGGGCGGCCACTTACGGCATTATAACCATAGCCAGCACTGATAGAGGGAATAGCCCGTGATTCTGAAGGTTGCCAATAAGCATTAACAGAAACCCCATTTGAGGATTGATTATCTAGTAGTGCCCCATTAGCCCCTCGGAAGCCGTTGTAGGTGCGTGGACGAGTGCCCTCAGTGCCATAACGATACCCAACACCAACACCCCAATTTGATGCCCTGTAGCCAAGCTGAGCCATTAGGTTTAGCGCCCCGTCAGAGTCAAATACCCCAGACTCAGTGCTATCGCCTTCCTGAGCAACATAATTTACTCCAGCGATAAAACCATTACTTTGATATTGAACCCCAACGCCAGCTCCAGTAGCCTTGTTATAAACGCCTGGGGCACCCGCTGTCGTAAAGAAGTCAAGAATCCCAGAGCGGTAAGCCGTAGGAATCCAGGCCATTTCGGTATTTCGTACCTTAGGACCAACCGTAACAGTTACTTCCTTGCTAACAGGGAACTGATAATAAAGGCGATCAAGTTCTACGGCACTATCAGTGGTTTCTGCTTTATCTAGCTTATAAAGAGAAGAACTAGAACCAAAAGGAAGCTCACTAAAATTACCTGCACGTAGACGAGTGCGAAGTAAATCTTTACCACTAAATGAAGTATCGAAATTCAGACGCATATCATAATTGAATGCGGTGCCATCGGCCTTAACATCGCGGCTCCGGTAACCTGGAACCCCACCGAGAACAAAGCTCACTTCACCATTTAGTTTAGTGGTAGTGGAGAATTGTTGGGCCTCAAGTACAGCGGTTTTCGCCTCTAGGCTCCCTACGCGAGCCCGAAGAACAGCCAGTTCTTCTTTGAATTCAGATTGAAGTTTGCGAATTTCATCGGTCACTTCAGTTACTCGATCTAAACAAGAATTCAGAAGAGCGGCTGCCTCATATCGAGTCATTGAACGGCCGCCTCGATAGGTCAGGTCTGGATAACCAGCAACACAACCATAGCTTTCTACTAGGTTACTAAGTGCCTGATAAGCCCAATCAGTAGGGCGAACATCAGTAAATTGGGTGATACTTGTGACCTGATCCTGAGAAGTATATTGATCTACCACATCTAGTTTGATGACTTCAGCACTAGCCGGGGAGATCATCATACCAGCAGCTACAGGTGCAAGCATCATTTGTTGAAATAGTTTCATAAATTTTTTTTACGTGTAAAACTACAATTTGTATCGTAAGACAAAAATTTCTTTTTGTCAAGCCCGATCACAGAAATCGAACTGTGCTCTCCGTCTTACAAGGACGGTCCCTCGCCACTAGGGGTATCGGGCAAAGAGGGCTTTCGCCCTCAGATTATTTCAGGAGAAACAAAAATTTGATTCTCAAGAATATTAGAGTAAGGCCTTACAATATAAAATCCTCGATGATAATTAATAAAAGCATTAATATCATTGAAAACTCCTATTGTATACCCCCTCATTGCCGACTGGTGAAGAACTTTACCTTCACCAAAATAAACCCCTACATGCCAAGTGTCACCGGGCCTACCCATAGCAACAACATCGCCTTTTTGCAGTTCCTTAGGATTATAGATCACCTGACCAAGATTGCGGACAGTATCCGCCCAGGGGGTGACCTTATTGGTGTCTATCCCGAGTAAAGAAAGAAACTTTCTTACTGCATTAGAACAGTTGTTTCTATACCCATTATATTTACTAAATGCGTTTTTATTATGAATAAAGATTTCTTCAAAATTTGGCTCATTCAAACGCACTTCTTCTATTACGGGAATCATGGCATTAGTTCAGAATCTGAACCCTAACGGGTGCAACCCCAGAACTACGCATCCCGATTGCATCAGCAGCCGTTTCGGAAAGATCAATAATCCGTCCACCGACATAAGGCCCTCTGTCATTGATTCTCACGATTACTGATTTCCCTGTAATTCGGTGAATTACTTTTACTCGGGTACCAAAGGGAAGGCTTGGGTGAGCAGCTGTGTATGTACCACTCCTATATACTTCCCCATTGGCAGTACGGTTTCCATAAAACCCTGGACCATAATAACTAGCAATCCCAGTTATACTAGCTAGTGGCATTTTATAATTAGGGAATTTCTGCTCAAATTTGGTTTCCCATTCGGTTTTTGTATTGATTGATGGGTCAACAAATTTAGATACAGAAATAGCCTTAGATTCGGTTGGAGATAAAATAGAAACACCAATTGAACCTAGGGCCGCAATCGTTAGAATTTTTTTAGAAAAAAGCATTAATTTTAATTGAATTCTACATCTGGGCATTGATACTATGGCATGTACTCTATTCTAAAGAGTAGTATCCCCAGCTCTCGTTTCACCGATCTCATAATTAAGAAATTATTTAGTCAACCGATGACCTGAGTATCGTAACACACCCCCCATGAGGCTGTCAACCCCCCTGAGCAGAAGATCCAATAACGCTGTTGAAATAAGGATTATAATTCGTAATTTGTTCCACCGATAATTCGGAACCTTTTTGTGACCAGAAATTATAAAGACCCTCATAAGAATTTTTATGGAACGTTTCTACATGATCCTCATGTATAGTAGAGCCTAATTTTAAATTATATAAGAATAATGGCACAGAAAAAACTGCTCCTGCACCATAGATCAGATCATCTGCGACCGCTCTGGGTCGGATATCTTGATCTAGTTTATATTTACCGTCTCTACAGTGAAGATCAATCAATTTTTTTGCGTATCGTCTCGTTATGACATAACAAGCAGTAGAAAATTCATTCATTTGATGTTTGTGAATCTGCAAATGAATGTCCCCAGTGCAGATAATGGCCAGCTGTAAGCAATCCCATGCGTAATTTACTCTAGATAAAAACTCCTGCCAAGTAAAATTCCAGCAATTAGCAATAATTACGCAATCGTCCTCCATAAAAACCGCATAAGGACTATCACTATTATCATACCAATACTTAATGGCCTTTAGATGACTTGTCAAACACCCAATTTCGGCTGTAGTGACATTATCAGGGTATCTCCCTTTGATTATATCACTTAGGTCATCATTTCGACCATCATATGCGGAAATACGAGTATAATCTTCTATTTCCCAGTACTTGAACTGGGACTCCATAAATTCTCTTCTTTCTGGTTGGTCGTCTAAATTAATATAATAAATTGGACCAAAGTTTTGTAATTTAAAGATTGATTTGTTTTTATCCATTGATCACTTTTTCTATGTTTGGTATATAATGGGTTTCTAAAATTATTTGCCAATTAAAATTTTTTGCATAATCAAAAATTTCTTTCCGATTTTCGATGGAATAAATTCTATTTTCAACTATTTTTTGTTCAATATAATTG